GAAATGAAAACTGTGGGTGAATCAACGTAATTCTAGGGTACAATCATACTAGAGGGGGTCTTTACCCCCTCTGTATGGCTCTTAAATCAAGACTTTTTTTCGCTTATTACCTCTCTGTATCCAGTATCTTGATAAAACATGACAAGTTGGCTTCTTCCTGATCTACCTTTACGAGTAGTGCCATCTCTCTTGATGAAACCTTTTCTTTCTAAAGTAGCATATCTAGGTGTGATACTTCCCTCACGATAAGCACCTTTAAATCTCATATCAAGATATGTAATTATTTGATCGTGTGTAGCACCACCTTCGCCATGTGCTTGGATTGCTTTTAGTACAATCCTTTCAAGTCTAGTGGTGTCAACTTTTTCTGCGGCTTCCCATGATGTTTTAGGATCATGGGTTCTTGCCTTTGCATCAAAATTAGAATGGGATTTCATCTATAACCTCCGTATCATCATTGTTAACTGTAACAACTTCATCACCTACTCGTGGTGTACGATCACCAACTCTAGCTGATAAGAACTTTGTTTGACCATCTTTGGATACTGTTTTCCAACAAGCAATCCTACGTTGATCTCCATTAGGTAAAGTAATAGGTCCACTGAAGTCAGGTGACTTTTCATTAGTAGACTTATCATTCTCATACATAGTACCGATTTTAGTATAGACATCACGAGCAGTACCACCATCAGGTAGTGATGCTTTGACTACTACGATTCTGTACTCTGTACCATTACTATCTAGCTTACCTTGCACAAGCAGACTTTCATCTGCTCGTGGTTTGAAAAAGCTACCTCTATCTGTATTATCATAATCCATCATCTTCTCCTCTTGGTATTGGTTTGGATATGTTTATGTTTGGCTTACTTGCCTCATTGCCATCATCATCTTCTGATGGCAGACCATACACAGCTTGTAATGTGTATCTCTTTGCATATGTAATAGCTGATCCAATCTTCTGTGGATTCTTCATACTTGCTTCATCAAGAAGTATTGGTAGCTTGGACACATATGTATTGTCATCTGCTGTGTGACGTACAGTAGTAACTACTACAATATCTTTTTGATAATTTTTGACTTCAATCTCCTGAGTAAAGAATAAACCAAACTGATTGCCTTGATTTACTGCTTCAATAACAGACTCAAGTTTAGAATAGTTACTTCTGAAGTGTGGGTTCTTGCCATCTTTCTTGGCAGTCACTGATAGTTTTTGAAACTCAAGCATAGCACTAGCTAAGTTATATACTTTACTAGGTGTCTGCTTTTTGGTATTAATAATCTTATCTGTCATGTGTTACCTCCGTTTCCAGATAGATGTTAGGGTGAGTTGGGTCTACTC